GGGCGGCGTGTGACGTTGAGTCTGAATCCTGGTGGTGCAGATGCTGCCTATATGCAGGCGCTGTATGGCAGCAACGCGAATATTACCTACACGCGCACGGTCATTGGCACATTGGAAAATGCCGTGGGCAGCGAGGGTGCAATCGTGAACGACGGTAGCATCGAGCGGGCAGGTGGCGCATCTATCTCCGATGATGTGTTTATCATGGAATTCAACGCCTTCACCACGTTACGGGGTGGCTGATGAGCGAAACAGTAAAATCTTTTACGCTCAAGGGTGGGGCATATAACGTTGCACGCGCATCGGCTGTGGCACAAGACGAGCTGTTGAGTCTGCTGACTCAGAGTCTTATCCAGCGTCTTAGTGCCAGTGAGCCAGGCAAGCCGGTCAACGAAGATGTGATTTTCTTCATGTTCCTGGCCATGCCCAATGCCGTCAAGCAGAAGATCGATGAATTGATGCTCGGGCGTGTTTATAAGAAAGGTACCGATCAGCAGGTAACGCTCGCCGATGTCGATGTGATGGATTGGAATCGACTACGTGCACGCGTTCTACTGTGGAATCTGGAAGGTTTTTTTACCTACTGGGCAGAAGAAAGCGCAAAAGACGCTGCCAGCCAGGCACAAGCAACATCAACTGGTATTTGATGCGACCCTGCATCGGCGTCAACGGCATCTGCCCGCCGTTGTGTACTTGGGCTCAGTTGAGTGATGGTACATACAGCTTGGAAGATGTGGAAAGATTCAATCAGTCTATTGATGAGCTAGTGCGATCGCGCAAAGAAGCATTGAGAGATACGCACCAGAAGAGGCGGTAAAGAATGGCCAATGTCCTGAAAAACTTCCTGATCGGAGTCGGGCTAGATACAGAGAAGTACGACAAGGGCGCGAAGAAGGTTGAGAATAGCCTTGAGCGCATGCGCTCGCTGGTCGGCTTCACTGGCAGTGCTATTACCGGTGCATTCGGCGCCGTAGGATTGGCTGCAATCAATGCTGGAAGAAGAGTCGATCAGTTTGCACTTGCTACTGAAGGCCTCAAAACATCTCCGCAGTACATCTACGACTATGGTCGAGCCCTCGTCGCTCTTGGCGGGAATGCTGATGAGGCTGTTGCAGCGATTAAGTCGATTGAAAAAGCTCAGTCTGATTTCAGCCTGAAAGGAATGCTTGGCCCGCTTGAAGATGTGGCACTAGCGCGTGGTGATATAAATATGCTAACACAGGCTAAAGATGGCAAGGAGTTTCTGCGCGCGCTGGCCCCCATGGTTCAGAACATGAACAAGGATCAGCAACGACTGGTGCAGGATACACTGGGACTATCCGATGCTGTTATGCGCTCTCTACGCGGCGGGGTGGATCAGCTTGATGAGGCAGTAGCACGTGCTCATGATCTGGCCGGTAACTTAATCGATGCTACCGGAGCTGCACGGGAATATAACCGCGCACTCGCAGAACTTGGCACACGGCTCGAGGGCATCGGTAACACTCTGGCTGAGAAGATTCTGCCAGGATTTACAAGTGTGATCGATTCGATCGGCGGGTTCATTGATAGTAACCGTGATCTTATAAGCAAAGGCGCTGAGGTGATGGGAGAAAACCCAGCGGCCACTGCGCTTATAACTGGTGGTGGTACCGCAACAGTAGCCGGTGCAGCTTTACGTGGAACTGGTGTTATGAGAGGTGCTGGTATGGCTCTATCTCGATTCGGCTGGCAAGGTATGGCCTTGGGAGGCGCCTTGATAGCAGGTGATATGGCTTATGACTGGTGGCATGATAGAGAGAAGTCCAATAATGCTGATGGCTCTGGAGACTGGAATCTGTCAGATTGGTGGGATCAGTCCGTTGAGAGTGCCAAGGGATATTGGCGAGACATTACCGGAAGGAATGAGTCATCACAAATTGCGCCATCCGAGCCAGTTTACTCTGGAGGTGAAGTCAATAATGTCGAAGCAGCAAACGTCAGTCCTGATGTAGTTCTGTTGAAGGAAAGTCGACGGAAGGAATCAGTACTCAGTGCACCGCAGCCGATCAAGGTACAGAACCATATTGATCTTCGGATGGAGCTGGATGGCAAGCAGCTCGAAAGTAAGATCATCGATGTACAGGAACGACGCGAGCGGGATACGATAGGTGATATTACTTCTTCGGTAGAGCGATGAGTATTATCAGTCTTTTCACTCGCCAGGCTCCTACGATTGCAGGTTACCAGTTTGATGCAGTGTTAGAAGACTCATTCGAGGCATCGGTCGAGCTGACCCGGTATCCGGTTGAGTCGGGTGTAAATGTGGCTGATCACGCGATCATCCAGCCGATGCGGTATTACATGGTCGGCTCGATCAGTAATAATCCGTTGAAGATATTTGACAAGGCCGGGTTGATTTCCCTTGCTGCTGGCAGCTTATCGAATCTGGCGGGAAACAACCCATACGTGGCAGCTGCCGCCGGGATGGCTGGAATTACCGCTAGCTTTCTTGCTGGATCAGAAACTACTCGCGCATCCGGCACACTGGAATTCCTCATGGATTTGCTGTCTGCCAGATCGCCGTTTGATGTGGATGCGGTAGACATCCAATTGAAGAACATGGTGCTCACACGTGTGTCCAGAGATCGGGATCCGGAAAATGAGAATGGACTTATCTTCGTGGCGGAAATGCAAGAACTGGTACAGCTCGACCGTCTGAAAGATACTGCTCAACCAAACCAGGATCAGCTGGCAGACGGAGATCCGGCCAAAGCTGGGGCAGCTGCCACTATGAATAACGGACAGCAGATCGGTCAATCGCCAAGTCAACCAACCATATCCGCCGTGAATGAGGTTGATGGAATTGATATGGTGCCGCTGTGATTGAGGTCGCATTGAGATCGGGCAGCGCCAATGCACACCAGAGATTCACGCAGCGCCTGGGCGACAACCTGCTGGAATTCCGTATCAACTATTTGGCGTATCAGGAAGTCCCAATGTGGGTAATGGACATATACCGGGATGGTGCGCCTGTTGCTCTTGGGATGGGATTGAATGCAGGCGCAGTAATGACGGAATCCTACAATCTGTCTGATGACATAGGGCGCTTTATCTTTGTAGGCGCAGAATCGACTTTAGACAATCTGGGAAAAGATAATCATCTGGTATGGCTGCCGGTCTGACTCAGTATCTTCGCTCCTGGGCAATGCAGATCAATGGCGAGCGATTCATAGATAATCGTGATGGACATCAATTCCGCTGTGTCTTTGACATCGTGGTCAACCCGCAGAATACGCTGGCGCTGGCAGATATCCAGATCTACAACCTGTCGAATAAAACAAAGATAGATCAGCGGTCGGATATTATTTTCAGCGCGGGCTATCGTGAAAATTTCGACACTTTATTTATCGGGACCGTCACCAACATCCTGAAAGAGCGCAGAGGGCCAGATGTGGTCACGCGGCTTTTGTGCCGATCTGGCCGGTATGCAGGTGACCGGGGAGAAATAATGTCCAGCTATATGCCTGGCGCCCGGTTGATAGATGTGTTGACTGATGCCGCTCGCTCGTGGCCGCTTTATCTTGAAATCGACGAATCTCAGTTTGACGACAAGGATATATTCCCGACTGGCTATATAGCGTGCGGTGATATTCCAACGGTTCTGGATAAGCTGGCTTATGCCTTCAAGTTCAGATGGATGCAAGATCGTGGATCTTTGGTCGTCACCCGGGAAGATAAGGAACGCAACACTACCGTCTTTGAAATCAACCAGTTCACTGGCATGGTGGGTATGCCAGAGGCTAATCGTGGCTATCAGAACATCGGTGTCTATGTGACAACGCGCATTAATCCGTCTATCAGGACAACCAGCCGGATCAATGTTAAGTCGGAATTTTCGACTTATAACACCAGTAATCTGTTTATTCCAGAAATGGCTGGCGATGCGTCAACCAACGGCGAATACAATGTCTTTTCGATTCACTACATTGGTGACACGCATGGAGAGGTTTGGGACATGCGTATCGATGCTATCCGTGCGGTGCCGCGAGAAGTTGCGGCGACACAACAAGAAGCAGAGATAGTACGAGAACCAGGGACGACCCCCCTTCCTGCAGTAGCAATCAGTTCAGGCAGTGGATTGATATGGGGCGCTAAAGTGAGTCAGGAATTCCGCGTTAAGGTGCGCGAAATATCAGAAAATCTTGGATTTGATGCAGACTGGCTCATGGCTGTGATGGCGTTTGAGACGGGTAGATCGTTTTCACCAGCGAAGAAGAATCCGAGGTCTTCGGCGACTGGACTGATTCAATTTCTATCGGATACTGCTGATCGCCTGGGAACCTCAACCAGAGCGCTGGCGAACATGACAGCAGTGCAGCAGCTTGATTATGTCGAGAAATATTTCACCCCGCCGAATGCGCAGCGGATTCGTAGCATGAGCGATTGCTATATGCAGGTGTTGTGGCCTCGGGCCGTCAACATGCCAGATGATTATGTACTTTGGACGGCAGGCAGCAAAGAATACAACGCTAATCGAGAGCTGGACAAAAACCACGACGGGAAGATCACGAAGGCTGAAGCGGCAAGCCGGGTGTATCGCATGTATAAAGAAGGGAAAAGCCACATGGCTTAAACAAAGATGCTACAGATGTTTGTCTCACATAAATCGGTGCGTATTGCGTATTACACTACTGTTGGCGTGGCGTACCTGTTTGCCATTGCCCAGATCATCAAAGCTATCCGTTGGTGGTAAGCAACGATTGAGAGCAGTTATAGACAAAGAAATCCCCTGTCATAGGAGTGTGAGGAAGACGCTGACAGGGGATGAGTCTGCCACGAAGGCAGATAAGACATACCAAATAATATAACGCACTTACTCACTGATCGGTTTACTTGTTCCGCACACATCAGCCCGCTATGGTTCACCCTGGCGGGTTTTTTAATGCCCGAAGATGACCACACTGCAATCAACCGAACTTCTCAGAACGGCTTTTCGCGAGATGATGAAGAGTGTATTCACGACTGTTCCCGGTCATGTCGTCCTGTTCGATCCTGTTCTGCAGCGCGCTCAGGTGAAAGTAGGTGTGCAGACAGTTAGTGTGAATGGTGTAGCGAATGATCCACCTCCAATCGCAGATGTCCCTGTTCTGTTCTTTGGTGGCACGCAATACTCAGTAATCCACCAGATCAATCCGGGAGATGAAGGATTGATTCTGTTCTCGCAACGCTGCATCGATGGCTGGAAGCAAACTGGCGGTGTCGCCACTAATCCATTGTCACGCTTCCATGATATGTACGATGCCTTTTTCATTCCTGGGTTTCGGCCACTCCCAACACGCATCCCTAACTTCATCAACGACGGAATCCGCATACAGTCGCGCGACGGCGGCCATCATGTCTGGATCAAATCCAGTGGAGAGATCGGTATCGAAAACGGTGCGGGGCACATCAAGCTTCTTCCAGACGGCACTGTTCGCATTAACGATTCAGTTATTCCACCGCCAACGCCATGAA